GGTGCTATAACTGAATTTTTAAAAGCAACCCCAGGTATCTGGTATTCATAAATTCAATGCTTATAACATTAAACTAGCAGATAATAATACTTGATAAATACAATATAAAGAGAGTCTACTATGCAGAGTCAAGAAACAACTGGAATCCACATTGAAGGGCATATTAAAATATGGGACCCTGAGTCTAAAACCGTCTATATTAATAAGCGTAATGCTATTCATTATGAAAACATCAGTATAGCATTGGCTAACAGTATAGCAAACAGCGGTAACGGATTTGTGTACGAGATGGCATTCGGCAACGGCGGAACGGCCATTGACCCAACTGGTATCATCACATACTTAACTCCAAACAGTTCAGGATCCAATGCTAGTTTATACAATCAAACTTTCCAGAAAATAGTTAATCAAAATTCTGTTAATAACAAAGACCCCAGCAGAAACTTTATTGAAGTTAGACACGTTACTGGTACAAACTATACAGATGTATTTGTAACCTGTTTATTAGACTACGGCGATGGGAACACTTCAGGACAGCAGGCCTTTGATAACACAACAGATGCAAACGGTTCATTTGTGTTTGATGAACTAGGGTTAAAATCTTACAGTGCCAGCGGCTCTAGTTTGTTGTTGACACATGTGATTTTTCACCCTGTACAGAAATCTTTAAATCGATTAATTCAAATTGATTACACTGTACGGATACAAAGTTTGACTGGCATTGTGGGAGTATAACACATGAGTTATCAAGTTACATTCACCGAAACAACTAATCCTGCAAAACCTGCGCTAACTGTAGCAGATCAAACTTTAAATTCACAAACAAGTTTAACGTTTGTAGGAAAAAATTATGCAGGTTATGCTCCAGTTGTTGCAAACAACTTTTTGCATTTATTAGAAAATTTTGCAAATAACACAGCCCCGGCAAATCCAGTTGAAGGACAATTATGGTATGATAATACCAGCGGTGTAAGTTTGTTAAAAGTGTTTGACGGAACAATTTGGACATCGGCGGGATCTGTAAAAAAAGCAGGCGCGGCCCCTTTAGCCGCTAACAGCAATCCGGGAGACTTGTGGGTCAACACTACTACAGCACAGTTATATGTGTTCTCTGGTAGTAATTGGCTGTTGGTTGGTCCACAATTCAGTTCTGGCAGTTTAACAGGCACGGTAGTTGACACAATTGTTGACACATCCAACGTAACTCACAGTGTGATATCTTTATACGCCAACAACTATCAGTTGGCAATTATCAGCAAAGAGACATTTACTCCAAAATCAACAATTGTTGGCTTTACAACCATTAATCAAGGTTTTAATCTTAGCACAACTGATTCGACTAACACTACAAGTTTATCAAGAATATGGGGAACTGCCAGTAACTCTGATGCATTATTAGTTTCAGGTGTTTCGATACCCTCTGCAAATTTTCTAAGGTCTGACACATCTAGTACTAGTAACTTTCCTTTAACAATCCGAGCTGACGGCGGTTTGACCATTGGTAGCAATTCCAGCTTTAATATTGGACGAGATGGCACTAGCACAGTTTTATATTCAAAGTCTAGTGGAGATAGTGTTGATTTTAGATTAAACAATAATAGTGTTCCGGTTACTGTTTTACATATTGATGCATTGGCTCGAGTGGGTATTGGATCAAATAATACTTCTCCTACTGCTACTTTAGATGTTGCTGGTACATTTACTTCTAGTGGCGACTTGTCAGTAACGAGTACTACTGATGCAACATCGTTAACTATTGGAAGTATTAAAACAACAGGCGGTATTTCTTTAAGTAAAAATATTAGAGTCGGTAAAGATGCAATAATTAACGGTAAACTATATTTAAATACATTAGATCCTACTACAGGACTAGAATCTCCAGGTTCCGTAATATTGCCATCTACAACTGGAATATTTGATATTGGTTCTAGTACTGCATCTTTTAGAAATATATATGCTGAATCTTTTGTAGGAAATTTTTCTGGAACATTTACCGGAACATTACAAGGTAGTATTAGCGGATCGGCCGCACGACTAGCTAGCCCAACTGTTTTTAGTATGCAAGGAGATGTTAGTAGTGATAATATCAGTTTTACAGGACAAAGCTCGTTAGGAACTGCAACATTTACAACAACAATTAGTCAAAATTTTATTAGTAATAAGCCAGCGGCAACGGATTCATTATTATCGGATCAACTTTTAGTTTATCGCAGTGGTAGTAGTAACTTGTTACGAATGACTAAGGAAACATTGTTAAGTCATGTAGCAACAGTTCCAATTGGTGTAATAATGCCATATGCAGGTACAACAGTGCCACCAGGCTATTTGTTATGTGATGGTAGCGAAGTCAAAACAGCTGATTACCCTGCACTATATGGAGTTATAGGATACACATATAAATCAGCCACCTTACTACTAGGCGCCGCAACATTTGCATTACCTGATTTGAGAGGTCGATTCCCTCTAGGTAGAGACAGTATGGACAACGGCCAGAGGATTCCATCAAAAGACGATGCTAGTATTTTGATCGATGCTGGCGGCGGCTCAGCTAATAGAGTTACTGACGTTACAGCTGACATAGTTGGTACAGGATCTGGATCTCAAACAGTTACGTTGTCAGTTAATAATTTACCAGACCATAAACATAATCTTAGCAGTACGTCTGCTCAGTACTATGCGGCAGGATTACCTAGCGGTGTTAGTGACACGGCAGCAGTTCCAGGATTAGGTCTTCCAAATTCAAGTACTGGTTCTGGGTTACCAAATAGTGGTGGAATCATTTCAAGTACGCTAGGATCAGCAGTTACAATAATGAATCCTTATACAACTATAAATTATATAATTTTTACTGGTGTCCTATAATGAGCTACACAATTACAAAAACAGATGGCACAACAATAACACAAATTGTTGACGGAAGTTTGGATCAAACTTCAACAGACCTTACCCTTATTGGAAAAAATCTTGCAGGTTACGGTATTTTTATTAATGAAAATTTAGTCAAATTATTAGAAAATTTTGCAAGTACTTCACAACCTTCGTATCCGCTAACTGGACAATTATGGTTTGATACTACTGAAAATAGATTAAAAGTGTACGACGGAAACAATTTTAAAGTAAGCGGCGGCACTATTATTTCTAAAACTGTTCCAAGTTCAATCTCAGCAGGAGATATTTGGATTGACAGTACTAGACAACAATTATATTTTAATGACGGATTATCAACAAAACTTGCAGGCCCAATTTATACATCTGCTCAAGGAATAACAGGACTTAATGCTGAAGACATACTTGATACTGTTGGTGTTTCGCATACTATTTTAAAATTATATGTAGCACAGTCGTTGTTAGGAATTTTTAGTAAAGATTCTTTTACTCCAGGTTCGGCAATTGCTGGGTTTTCAGGAAACATTACATCTGGATTCAATGTTAGTACATTATCTGGAGTAAAATTTGCAGTGCCAACATCCCAAGCAGACTCGTTGTTGGCCGCAGATGGTACTCCAAGAACTGCTGCCAATTTTTTGTCTACACTAGACGACTCTGCTACAACAGGAACAATATCTATACAAAATGCAGTCCCATTAGTTCTTGGAGAAGGTGCAAGTACTGAAATTAATGCTACAACGTCTATATTTCAGTTTAAATCTAATACAAGTAATCAAAACTTTGGAGTTAATTTGCTAAGTGGCAGTGGACTAACCACTGCGTTTTTTATTAATGCTACTACACAACGTATGGGTGTTTATACAGAATTGCCAACAGCAACATTAGATGTTAATGGCGATGCACGTATACGTGGCAATCTAACAGTGGAAGGTAACTTAACTTCAGTTAATACAACCAATGTTGAAATAGCCGACAAATTAATTGAATTAGCAAAAGTTGCATCGCCTTCAAATTCTACAGCCAACGGCGGCGGAATCTCAGTTGAAGGTGGCACTGATGGCGATAAAACTCTTACTTGGAACAGCACTGGGTCAACGTGGTCGTCTTCTGAAAATTTTAATTTAGCAACTAATAAAACTTATAGAATTGCAGGATTTGATGTATTAAGTCAAACATCATTAGGTACAACAGTAGCTAGTGCTCCAGGTTTAACCAGCGTTGGCACGTTAACTAGCCTACAAGTTAGTAATCTAAATTTTAATAATACTACAATATCCAGCACAACAGCCAACGCTAATATTGTATTAAGTCCTAACGGTTCTGGAACGGTGAGTGTAAATAATTCTAATATTTCAAATTTAGCCACTCCTACCGACCCAGGGCACGGCGCCAACAAATCATATGTAGATTATACAGTACGAATAGCTTCGCTAGGATTAAGTGCAGACACTACTGGATTAACACCAGCGCAAATTGCTACAGGAATTCTTGCAAAGATATTTCCACCAACTGAACACGAATCTGGTACAAAATTACGTTTAATTTGTACAGATAAACCAGAAGCTGGAACTGATTTAAACAGTCGATATAAGCAATTTAACCTAACACCAACTGTTGGCGATACAAAAGAATGGCAGTACGGCGGCCCGCTATAACAGCAAATTAGCATAAATACTGAAATAAGGAAAAGAGCGCAATGGCATACACTATAAACAGATATAATGGAGCACAAATTACAGTAGTTGCTGACGGCACTATTGATACCACGCTCGATGTTAAATTAATTGGTAAAAATTACGCAGGGTACGGTGAAATACAAAATGAAAATCTTGTATTTTTACTTGAAAACTTTGCTAGTCCTACCCAACCCCCACGTCCACTTTCAGGACAGGTATGGTTTGATAGTTCTAACAACAAATTAAAATTTTACGACGGTACAAAATTTAAAACAACTGGTGGTGCCGAAGTTTCTACCACACCTCCAACTGGGTTATCAGAAGGCGATTTTTGGTGGGATAAATCAAATACCCAGCTACATGCATGGACTGGATCTAGATTTGAATTGATTGGCCCACAAGGTGTTGCTGGATCAGCAACAACACAAATGCGATCAGTTAGTTTAACAGACACTAATGGTGCTCCTCATGCAGTTATACAAGGTATTTCCAACGGACAAACTATTTTTACTATCAGTTCTGATGCAGATTTCACGTTAAATGCCGCTGTTAATGCAATTACTGGGTTTACAAAAATTCGTCAAGGTGTTACCTTATGCTACACTAATTCAGAAGGTTCGCAACTTGGCCAAACTACCAGTGGTCATAGATTCTTTGGAACAGCAACAAACTCGGAAAGATTAGGTGGATATGAGATTGGTGAATTTGTACGGGCCGGTGCAACAAGTTTTACCTCTTCAATTAATTTTGCTGATGTAGGATATACAGTTGGTAATCCAGTTGTTAAATTACGTGTTTTTAATGACAGTGCTACTACTCCAACAATTTATAATCAGCAAGGTGATACTATTGTTTTTAAAACAACTGTTTCAAGTGCTGAAAAAACTCCAATGAAACTAGTAGGTACTGATATTGTACCAGGACTAACCCTTACTTCTAATTTAGGATCTCCTACTTTAAAATTTAAAGACGTATACGCAAACTATATATACGCTACTGTTGAACAAGCAGATAAATTAACTGTTAACGGTACTTATAGATCTGCAAGTACAGATCCGGGCATTAACACTATTGCCGCTAGAGATGGAGTAGGAACACTTTCAGCAATTTTATTTTCAGGAGTAGCAACACAAGCTAACTATGCTGACTTAGCAGAAAAATATCTTGCTGATGCTGAGTATGAAGTTGGTACAGTTTTAATGGTTGGAGGCGAAAAAGAAGTTACTGCTTGTACTATTGGTAGCCGAGCAATTGGCCCAGTGTCTGCAAATCCTGCCTATTTAATGAATAAAGATTTAGAAAACGGAACAGTCATTGCATTAAAGGGCAGAGTTCCAGTAAAAGTTACTGGACCAATTGTTAAAGGTCAGCATTTAGTTGCTGGCTTAAACGGAACAGCGCAGTCCGCTGGTGCCGGCAACCCAGACACGTTTGCTATAGCATTAGAAAGTAATACAGATCCTTTAGTTAAATTAGTTGAATGCATAATATTATAAAGGAATTCTCATGGCTGGCGTAAATACTGCTGTTTTAGCAACTGATTACAATACTATACAATCTAAAGTCAACAATATATTAGGTACTGGTTCGGGCGACTATGGCTACGGACAAACAGTTACTAGTAGTCAAGTTGCTAGGACAAACAGAATTACAGTAGCTCAATGGAATGCTTTAAGAAATGATTTATTGAAAGCACGTAGACATCAAACTGCAACAGATGAAAGCGGCTTATTATCTATTGCATCAACTACAACTCGTATAAAAGAATCTGACAGATTAGCTTATAACACATTTTCTGATACTATTACGACAAATAGATTAGTAATACCCCCTAGTGATCAAGCGTCATTAACAAATTTACAAACTGTCACCCGAACTTCTCCATGGGCAACTACTATTAGTCATCAAGTAACTGTATCTTTTGCATCGGAAAATGAAAGTAGATATTTTTTTAATAGCGGCAGTTCTATTAAATTTAGTGCTTCAATGACTGGATATTCTGCTGGTATTAGTTTATTGGTTAATCAATCATGGGCTACATTACTAGCAAATATGGGAATTATTAGCTTTAATGCATACTCAACTACTAGTACTGGAACAGGAACAGCTCAGTCAATTGGTTTTTATAATTTGACCACTACAAATCAGCTGGTTTTTACTAAACTAGTTGAAGCAGGAAACCAATATACTCCTAATCAATATCAGTTGTACGTGAAAAAATCTAATAATAGCATTATTTTTACTCCAACTTGGAGTTATGTAGAAGATGGAAATTATGGAAATTTTGAACCAGCAGATGGTACATTAACTAGTTTGGTTCAAGCATATACTGCTAGCGGAGTCAACGTTTCGGTAACACCTCCGACAAGTTCCACGACTAATTTATAAAAATGTGTAAGATAAAGTATTTTTAACACTAATACTTTGATAATAAATACACATATAATAGGGGACAATAATGGCAGCAGGCGTCGGATCTAAAGTAGAATATTTAGATTACAATCAAATACAATCTATATTAAATGGTGTGCTTGGCGCTGGCTCAGGCGACTCCGGCTACGGACAAACAGTTACTAGTAGTCAAGTTGCCCAATATTCTATTGTCACCGTTTCCCAGTGGAATTCTTTAAGAAACGATCTCCTTAAAGCTAGACAGCATCAAAGTGGTGTAGATGAATCTGGAAATTTGGGTCTTCCTACACTTGATATTAAATTAACTGAAGCAGACCGTGCGGCATATTTGAGCATGGCAAATCTAATTAGAAATAATAGAACTATCACCCCGCCTAGCGGCGAAGCTAGCTTTGTAACTCTAATAACTTCAAACAGATCTTCAGGTTGGAATTCCACAGTTGACCAATCAATAACTATAGAATTTGGAACAGCAGATAATCTTCGTTGGTTTTTTAATGCCGGGGGAAATTTTCAAGTTAGTTCCTCGCTTACTAATTTTGCCACAACCGGAGATAGTAAGTTAGTCAATGAATCGTGGGAAGTATTATTAAGAAATATGGGGATAATAAAGTTGTCAAATTCAACAACTACCAATACTGGAACAGGAACGCCTGCTACTAACATTGGTTTTGTTAATTTAACTTCTACTAACCAATTGATTTTTAGTAAATTAGTTGAAGCTGGCAATCAATATACTCCTAATCAATATGATTTATATGCAAGAATATCAGGTGGATCAGCACTGATACTTACTCCAACTTGGAGTTATACAGATGCTGGTAACGACGGTGGCTATAGAGTATTTGAGCCAGTTCTTGGAACTTTAAATAGTTTTTGTCAGATGTATATTGCTACTGGCGCAAACGTAGCTGTTGCATATCCGCAAACACAATTTAGTGGAACTGCATGGACATATTCTTCAGCATATTCTACACCTCCGCCGTCTTACAGCATACGACCTAGTGCTACCTTAGTAAATGAAGGTAGTACAGTTACTTATACGGTTAGTACCGATAACGTTTCAAACGGCACTGTATTATATTGGAAAAATTTAGGATCTTCTACAGCATCAGATTTTACTGATGGAAACAATTCAGGAACTGTTACTATAACAGCTGATATTGGTACTATAACTAGACAAATACGTTCAGACTTAATAACAGAAAGTACTGAAACTATTATTTTACAATTGTTAACTGGATCTGTTACAGGTATTCTGGTAGCAACAGCTGATACAGTAACAATCAACGATACATCATTAACTCCTATTAGTTATTCAATAACACCAAATGTTCTTTCTCAAGATGAAGGATTACCTGTTATTTTTACTATTACTACAACCGGGGTTCCTACAGGTACTGTACTATATTGGATTAATGTAGGCACTACTAACAGTACTGATTTTCCAAATAGTGTCAACGACGGAACTGTTGTTATAAGTAATGGAACTGGTAGTATTACACGATCGGCAACTGCTGATCTTACAACAGAAGGCCCCGAAACTCTTATTTTGGAATTACATTCTGATAGCGTAAACGGACCGTTATTAGTAACCAGCAGTACAGTGACAATAAATGATGCTAGTACCACTCCATTAGTACCAACTTACGATGTAGCCCCATCGGTGTACAGTGTCAACGAAGGCAACGGCCTAATATTTTATGTTACCACTTCGCGTGTGGCTAACGGAACTGTATTATATTGGACTATTAACAACAATACAAGTACGAATGCAGATTTTAGTAATAATGTTGGCGGAACGGTTACAATAAATTCAAATGCAGGACAGTTTACAGTAACTCCTACATCGGACTCAACTACAGAAGGCCCTGAAAGTTTTTCAGTATCGCTTAGAAGTACCAGCGTCACTGGACAGATTATAGCAACCAGTCCTACAGTAACAATTGGTGATACTAGTCAAACACCTCCACCGCCTCCACCGCCTGATCCTCCCGCACCAACTCCAACATTGGCTGCTGGCGCAGTTGGGCCGTACTATAATTACACAATTCCAGTCACTCCTTTCCAAACAAAAGCCTATTACATACAGATTTTCAAAGACAACAACGGGCCCGCTACACAATCTTGGTCTGTAAGTACTGGCCTTAGCATACAGTCAGGTTTTGGCCAAGGCAATTCTGGTACATTTAGTGGCGACATAAACAATGCAATAGTTGGATTTAACGGACCACATGATGCTGGATATGTGTATGTAACTGTATCAGCATCCGGCTATAATTCTTACAGCACTGCTATATATGTTCCTGCTAATGCTACATATACACCATATACGTTGTCTAATGGTTTTGCGCAAGAATTTGGTGCATCCCAAAGTGTTGCCGCTAGTGTGATTTCTTTCTATGCAGGAAATGGTACCTTTACAGTATCAGACGGCGGCACTAGATATCAATTGTATCGTCGACCAGAATCCAGCGGCGTTGCTTATTGGACTAACTTTCTAGTAAGCAATGGATTGACCACTAGTTCTCAGCAATTCCTTGATGCATTTGGCGGTGCACCGGAAACCCAAACAGGACCAAAAACCAGCTTTGGATACGGCTCTGGATATAACGTATTTTCAGATAAACCATAAGGAATAACATGCTAACAAGACAGCAAATTATTGACACATTCATAACTGGACTTGACGAAACTCCATCAGATGAATTAATTGAAACTTATCAAAATCTAAAATTCACGCAAGAGCAGTTGGATGCTGTCGTTCATCGTAATCTAGCAATCCAGCAAGATCCTACATTTGTACAACGCACAATAGAAGATTACCAAAATTATATGACCGTCAGCGTAGAAGAACAATTGGCATGGACACATATCCAACCTGTTCAATCATAAATTAAACATATTCATAATAACTGATCTAATTTCCTTGACTAGATAATTATAATAGTGTATTATTACACTATCTCGGAGTTATCTATGGACGAAAAAATTGAAAAAGCATTTGAAGTTGTCAATTATATGGCAACACTGTCAAATCAACGACGTTTGTTAGCCGAAGAAGTAAATCAAAAATTAATTTACTATGTCAACGGATCAACATTTAAAATTACTCCTACTTTAATTAATTTTGCAAAATTAATGCTCGATTTGAAACGCACGACTAATGCTGTGTTTATTGATGATAATAATAATCCAGTTGTAGTTGCAGATGTACAAGAATTTTTTAATAGTATTACAACACAATATTTTGAAGTAACAGAAACGTACTCAACTAGATTCTTAGCTATTAAATCTAAAAGAAAAATAAGTGATTTAATTGACCTATGAAAACAGTCGGTGCTGTAATCTTTGCTCAGAATAATTCATCTATCGACTATGTCAAACTGGCAATTTTTGCCGCGTCTCAAATAAAGACTTTTTTAAATATTCCTGTCAGTATTATAACTGACTGTGCAGACTGGATGTTAACAGCATATCCTAAAGAATCTGTAATATTTGATCAAATTATTGAGATAGAATATGCACCTGCACAAAATCAAAAAAGATTCAACGATGGTACATTATCCTCAAAATTTTTAGAATGGAAAAATTTAGATAGAAACTCTGTATTCAATCTAACTCCTTATGATAGAACATTGGTTATTGATAGTGATTATATTATCAATTCTACCTTATTGGTAGGCGCACTAGAGTCTGACCATAATTTTCAAATATATAAAGATAGTTTTAGTTTATCGTCTTGGAGAGAAGATACAGAATTTAAAAGAATAAATCAATATTCTATTCCTTTTTATTGGGCGACTACATTTATTTTTGAAAAAACATTAGAAGTAAAATCTTTTTTTGATATTGTTGTTTATATTAAATCTAATTGGAATTATTTTAGAACATTATACAGTATAGAAGTTCCTACATTTAGAAACGATTTTGCTTTTAGTATTGCAATTCATCTTATGAATGCAAAAACATCAGGAATGTTTGCACAAGAATTGCCAGGAAAAATGTTGTATATTTCTGATAGAGATTTGTTGATATCTATCAAAGATGGTAAAATGAAATTTTTGATCGAAAAAGAAAATCATCTAGGGGAGTATACTGCGGTATCTATGAATGATACTGATACACATGTCATGAACAAACTTAGCCTCACTAGATTTATTGATGGAGGTTGTGGTGTCTAAAGGATTTGTTGTACTTGCTCAGAATAATAAAAATGTTGATTACATTAGACAAGCCTACGCACTTGCCCTAAGTATCAAAGCAACCCAAACAGATGTAACCAATATATCGTTAGTTACTAATAATAAAGTTCCAAAAAAATACAAATCAGTATTTGATAAAATTATTCCAATTCCGTGGAATGATGATGCTAAAAATACTCAATGGAAAATTGAGAATCGCTGGAAATTGTATCATGCAAGTCCATATTATGAAACCATTGTATTAGATGCTGATATGTTATTGTTGGAAGATATCAGTACATGGTGGACATATTGCGGCAATTTTGATATTCGTTTTTGTTCAAAAATTACAAATTATAAATTAGAAAATGTCATTGATACTGTACATCGCAAAACATTTATAGCAAATAATTTGCCCAATGTTTATCATGCATTGCACTACTTTAAAAAATCTGATGAAGCTGATGATTTTTATAAAGTACTAGCGTATGTTGTAAGTAATTGGGAATTATGTTATGGAAAATTTGCACCTGAAGAATATCAAAACTGGTTAAGTATGGATGTAGCTTGTGCCGTTGCAATAAAATTAGCAGGAATGCAAGATATAATTGATATAAATTCTCCATTACAATTTACTCATATGAAATCTCCTATCCAGGGATGGACAACTAATCCAGAAAGCTGGCAAGATATAGTTCCACAGTATCTAACATCCAATGGTAAATTAGTAGTTGGTAATATTGCCCAAGATAAATTATTCCATTATGTAGAAAAGAATTTTGTAACAGACATCTTATTAATGGAATTAGAGGAGTTGGCAAATGTCAAGTAAACTGTATGCGTATTTTGATATTGGCACAGGAACCTTACTTGCATTTTCTAACGAATTGCGGCCCGAGTATGAGTACAAATTAGAAGTGACTAAAGAGCAATACCATTTATTTGTCAGCGGTATTGAAAAGTTTTCTGATTGGATAATTTGCAGAACAAAAAATATAGATCATGAGTTTGAACTAGTTCAAAAAGAAAATCAAAATATATTTTTTAAAAATAATTTGCTTGAAAAAATTACAAGTAATACTAACAATCCTGTAACCGAGTTAACAATACATTGGGATGCTTTTAAAAAAGTATGGGTTTTTATTATCACTGATGAATTTAGACAGCGCATATATGATGAAAATCATATTTCAGGTATACGATATAAAAATGCAGAATTTTATATCACAGCGTCAAATGAACCTAACATTTTAATACAACATATACAAATTGATATACAACAATTAATTCAGGATAAGACGGTTATACCGTTTGTATCTGCACGTGAAGCCGACATCAAACAGGTCAATATTTTTATAAAAAATCCGTTTTTCTCATATAATATACAAGAATGGAAAGAAACAAATGAATAATATTATTAAAATTATAGAACAAGATATTATTTTTCTGAGTTATGACGAACCTAATGCAGAAAAGAATTATGCCGATTTGTGTAACAAAGTTCCCTGGGCAAAGCGTGTACATGGTGTTAAAGGTAGCGACGCCGCGCACAAAGCCTGCGCCGCCTTAAGTGATACTGAATACTTTGTTACAGTAGATGCCGACAACATTATAGATCCTAAATTTCTTGAAGTCGAAATAGATACAGATGCACTTGGATTAACACCAGACCATGTGTTTAGTTGGTGCGGCCGAGTGCATGTTAATGGACTTATGTACGGCAACGGTGGCCTTAAAATGTGGACACGCAAGTTTGTAAACAATATGCGTACACATGAAAATTCAGATCCTAATGATGCAAAGGGACTAGTTGAATTTTGTTTTGATGACAAGTACTATCAATTCAATGAAAACTACAGCGAGAGTTTTACTAATGCTACGCCATTTCAAGCCTGGCGTGCCGGATTCCGTGAAGGCGTAAAGATGTCATTGAATCAAGGTGCTAAAGTTGAAGATTTAAAAACCGTGTGGTGGCAAAATTACGATAGGATGTTAATATGGTGCAATATTGGTGCTGATGTAGAGAACGGTGAATGGAGTATGTACGGAGCAAGAGAAGGTGCATACTTAACTAATTGCACCGATTGGGATTATTCTAATGTTCGTGATTTTGAATGGTTAACTAATCAGTGGGAAACAAAATACAGTAAGATAACAGATAGTATGCTACCTTATGAAATCATGGGCCTTGGCGAAACTTTAAAACACGAGTGCGGTTTAGAGGTAGCAGATTTAGATTCTGATGGCAGCAAATTTTTTAAAACAGTTTATAATAATTCTCCAAGAATTATTCGGAGACGCTGATGTACGATATTGCATTCCTATCATTTGACGAATCAAATGCAAATGCTTTGTATTTTAAATTTTTAAAAAAAATTGCCGATCTTCCAAACAAAGTGTATCGAATTCACGGAGTTAAAGGCATACATCAAGCACACATTGCAGCCGCAAAACTATCAACTACTAACATGTTTTGGGTAGTTGATGTAGATGCAGATTTATTACCAAATTTTAAATTTGATATTAAATTAGATACTAGCGAAGAAGACATTGTACATGTATGGAAAAGCAAGAATCCTATAAATGACTTAGTGTATGGTTACGGCGGCGTCAAATTATTGCCAACACAACTGACATTGAATATGTATACGTCCTCACCGGATATGACTACCAGTATATCTCCAAGATTTAAATCCATGCCAGCCATATCAAATATAACGGCATTTAATACTGATCCGTTAAGCACTTGGCGCAGTGCATTCAGAGAATGTGCTAAGTTAGCCAGCAAAACTATTACCGGACAACTAGATGTTGAAACAATGTATAGATTACAAACATGGATCGATATTGGCGGAGATCGGCCTTTTGGAGAATATGCCAAAGGCGGTGCAAGTGCTGGCAAGTGGTATGGAACAACATACAAAGATAATCCTAAATTACTTTCTAAGATCAATGATTATGACTGGTTAGAGATACAATTCAAAGAACATATTAAATTATATCCGCCTGAAACTTTTAAATCTCAGCCTGTGCCCTCGATGACGTTTTGGATTGTCGCATTTCGTGAAAGTGCAGAGTTAGCAAGGTCTGATACGCCTGATGCTGATAGAATACAAGAATTGTTGTATAGTGGTCATAACGAATATTCGCGTAGCGGCGCCGGTGCTGGCAAGTGGTTTGGTGAAACTTATAAGAATGATCCAGAGACCTACGCTAAGATCAAAGACGACTCGTGGTTAGAGGGTGAATTCTATTATCACATAGAAACTCACCCTCCGGATACTTTTAAATAAGATCGGCAGTCATTGGAAAAATAGTGGCTATCACTTTGGCACAAGCAACAGCAACTTCTTGGTGTTCTTTTTGAGTGCCGTTAGCACTGCGTAGTTCGATAAAGTGAATCCAACTACGTAAAGTACCATTCATGTACAAACGACTTTCAATAAGTCCTTCTGGAAGTACAGCACGAGCTTGTTCTTTAGCTATGCCGTTCTTAATAGCCCATTCGTATTCACGTTTAGCGGCATAAATGACTCGTTGTTGAGCTCTGTACCATTCATTTTGTAACAGTTGATCATCCACTTCGATGCTGTTCTGTCTATTTTTGTCGTCTTGCAGTCTAGCTTCTCTTGTAACAAAATTGAGATCTTTCGTTGGGTCAGCATAGCGTTGAGAGAACTCTTGGAAACTGAAACTTCTGTGTCGCAAGATTTGGCGAGCAATATCTCTTGTGGTTGTGATTTCGATACAGGCGGAGACCATTTCAAGTGGGCTCCAGTGTTGGTGTTTGACCAAGTACTTGATGAGTTTTTCTGATGTGTCTGTGTTGAGTTGATTGGAGGGATTGCTGACACGGGCGCAATACGCAATAAGTTCTTGCGCATCTGCAAGGCCCAAATCTCTAAATTCCGCTGTTGGCTGAGAATAGGATAATAGCTGAACATTCATTATTTATAACTTCTTTTTCTTTAAGAATTTTTGGGTTGATTTTACAATGTCTTTTTTAACACGTTCAGTGTCAAGTTTAAAATCAATATTATCAATAGAATCTTCGTAAGTTTTTACAAGCTCACGAAGATTCAATTCAAAACTAGACCATCCTTCGTTACGAGTGACTGTAGTTACTTTGATTTCCCACGTTTTACCATCTTTAAAATTAACCAAAACTGAATGCAAATACCCAAGAGGTAATACGTTAAGTTTTACTTCACCGAATACTTCGGGCCAATGTTCAATGATTTCTTTGGGAAAGATTTTTCCCTTAGACATCATTTTTGTTTTTTAGTTGGCACTAAGTCTTCGGCAAGTCTACGGAAATTTGCGGCTTCTTTAGCTAACTTATCAGCTTGGCTACGATACAATTTAGCCTGTGCTTCTGGGCTTGCATCAGCAACAGTTTCAACTTCATTAACTGATGACGATGTTGTTCGTGTAACATTGCTTTCTGCTTGTTTAGCGTTGGGTGTTTCTGCTTGTTTAGCATCAGGAATACCTGATTTAACAGACAAATCGTCAATTGCTACCCCGCGCTGTTCTGCAATAACTTGGTTAAGTTCCGACAACAAAATTGATACGGATGTTGTTGGTTGCATTTCAACTTGATCTGTTGAAATCTTAATCAACTTGCCTTGTGTATGCAATGCTGAGAGCATAATGCTACCATCTGGAAAATTACCTCTTGCCAATGCATCTGCAAATTCATGAGCATCTTGGCCAGTTGTGCTTTCCACAAGATTGATAATAGCATCATGATAGCTATCTGGTAAATTTTCTGTTGGCACAATTAAGCAGTTGTATGCATCGCCGGGCAGTGTACGATATGCAACAACACATTTCTTGTTGGTAGATTTTACTCTACCTACGTGTTTGAGTTCAGCCATTTTGTTTTTGTCCTTCAGCTTGTTTAGCCACTTGATCTAAAAAAGCTGTTAATTTTGTATAAGTTTGACCAACCGCTGTCATTTCATTTGGTTTGAATGCACCTCGTGAACTGGCAATGTCGATGATAACTTTCATAGCATTTAAATCGTTGATAGTTAAATCATTTGGATTTTCTGCTGGAGCTTCAGTTTGTGGTAGCTCTTGATTTGATTGTACGGATTCAGTCATAGTATCTCCTTTGGTTAAGTACATAGTTAATTATCTCGTTTCTAAAAGCGGACAAGCAATCCTGAAGAAACTTAATTCTTTTTCGCTTTCAAAACCTATTCGTGTGTTATGCACAATGGTATTAGATTGGTCCAGTCCAATGCTTTGCCCAATATAGTACCTACTATTTAAATTAGTAAAGATCCAATTGTCTATATTCTTGAGTAAAATTGGATTGTAGCGTTCTATAGTAGTGTATTTAAAATGAGGACAGGCAACTCTAACCCTCCGTAATTCGAAATAATTTAAAGGATTAGGTTTGCCGTTTTTTAAACTCATGTTATGCGTTTTCAGTCACTTCTTCGTAATATGCAAACTCACCAAACGGGGGAATAATAGTTGTATTACCGTGAATAATAAACACTGTATCACAGTAGTTTTCATCACCCCAGCTACCCCAAGGATAACCGTCTGTGAACATGATAAACTTTTTAGGATTAATATCATGCTGTTTCATATATTCCCAGTTGGCATCAAATTCAGTACCACCACCACCCATGACTTCGTAGTCGTCAAACTCGTCCATTGAGTATCCATCGTAGTCTGCTTCATTGTACACTTTGGTATCAAAACACCATACTTTAATGTTAAAGTCTTGATACTCTTGCATAATGCCTTTGATCTCTGCTAAAAAATCCTTAGCCTGGTCATCGCCAATAGAGCCTGACATATCAATTGCAACGCAAATGTCAATTGTTTCTTTAAAGTTAGTTCCAGGCAGGATAGCACCCATGTGCCAGCCTTTACGATTGGGACGCATAAAACTAAAGTCATCTCGAATAGTACTTTGGATTTGTTGACGAATAATTTCACGCCAGTTCATCTTAGGTTCAGTGAGCTCTTTAATCATTCGTTGGATACTTGCAGGTGTATTTCCTGCACCCGCCGCTTGTGCGGCTTGTAAAGTAGCTTCGCGGATTTCATCACGAATTTTCTTCAACTCGTCTTTGCTGTACTGCGGCTGTCCGTCTTTACCGTTCTCACCCCAGTCAACGTGTTCGTCTAACAACTGACCAAGTGCATCTAATTCTTCTTCGTCGTGTTTGTTGTAAATTTCGTCATAGACTTCTTCTGCACCTTTGCCGTAATATTTGGCATCGTGGAAGATTTTGATCTCTGGAGGTTGTTCGCCAATGCGATCACGTACCAATTGTCCGTTAACACAATAGTCAGCGGCAATATTCCAAATACGTTTATTTCGACCTTCCACACGAGTCATATGATCAAACACGTTATGCAAAATTTCATGTGCAATAACAAATTCGATTTGTTTAGTAGTTAAAGGTGCAAAAAATTCACGATTAAAATAAATTGTACGCCCGTCTGTAGCGGCAGTGGGAAGCCAGTCGCTTGCTTCTTCAATTTTTAGGCGTGTAGCCATATTGCCAAAGAATGGATGGCGGAGTAGTAGACCTACACGGGCTACGATAATTTTGTCGATAATTGGATCTGCGTGTGACATATTTGCTCCTGAATTTACTGTATGTATATATTATAACACCGCCCGAAGGCGGTGTCAATCACTGCATTTTCAATTACTTAGTCTTGTCAGTGGCTTGTGCAATGTACTTGCCAAACTTTTTATGGAACTCGTCAAAACATGCAATTTCGTCCGGATCCAGTGGCAGTTTGTAAGTAGACAATGCCAACTTAGTTCCCATGATAACCAATTCTGTTTCGAAGTTATTCATCATAAATTCGAAGAAATTGTTAGTTTGCTCGCTCCAGTTTTTGGCTTTCTTGTCGCAAGATTCTTTCAATTCGTAGCACAATGACACAGTCAAAGAGTACATGGCAGAAATTTCTTTACTGTCCATTTTCTTAACTTTGCCTGACAAAATATCGCTTGGATTTGGCATTTTGCTAGCATGTTTACGGTGAGCCATAAACTTAAGAGCAAGTCCTTCACCAACAGAACCTGACACCAAATCAGTCAATGTATCTGCATCGCAGTCGTCATCGTGCAACAATTCGCTAACAAAGGACCAGCTACGTGGAGTAGCAAATGCACGTGAGCTAGACTTAGGATCAAAGTCATACAAGTCTTTCTTAGAGAAACTCAAGAAACCAACTACGTCCTTATGCACTTTGTTTTCAGCGGCCCACTCGAAGTAGTCATCCCACTCAACAGTCATTTCCAAGTGAACAAAACGGTTAGCCAACGGAGCAGGCATACGGAATGTAACACCTTTGTCTGTTTCACGATTACCAGCCGCAACCATTACAACATTGTCTGGCAGTTTGTAAGTACCAACTCGGCGATTCAAAATCAATTGATAAGCCGCGGCCTGTACGCTGGGAGCCGCACTATTCATTTCGTCCATGAACAAAATAATAGTTTTATGCTGTTTTGCCATTACTTCGTCTGGCAATTCGCTAGGAGGAGCCCAAACCATTTTGCTTGTGTTTGAGTCAAAATATGGAATACCTTTAATATCAGTAGGTTCCCACAATGACAAACGAACGTCAATAACGTGAGCTTCTAGCTCAGTACCAAGTTGTTTAATAATATCCGACTTGCCAATTCCGGGAGGACCCCACAGGAAAATTGGACGCTGATTCTTAAACGCTTTGCGCAAAGACTTTTTAGCACCTTTAGGGCCTACGGTGCGGCTAATGATTTCTGCCATTTTACATTTCCTA